GCCAATCCCGGGGCAGACAAATTGCAAATTGTTAATTTAAGAAAACAAATCAATCAATATTTGTTGACCCCCGAAGGGGACGAAGTATTGCGGCGCAATGGGTTGAGCTTAGATCGTCGTAGACAACATGACCCTGCTGCCACTGTTGCAGAAGTAACAAAAAATTAAACTCAAAGTAATACTTTTTTACTACTTGACCAAAATCTCCTTTAGTGTTATAATAACGCATTAAAGGAGATTTTTCTATGTGGATTCAAAATGTAAGCATGAGCGACATCAAGCAAGGGTTTCATATCGACCCTGGCTTTAACTCCATGCTGATTCAGATTGTGGATCCGGCATACGAGTTTCCTGTGCCTAAGTATCAGTTCCGCGAAGTGCATCAGTTCGAATTCCTGGACGCAGAGCGGGACGATAACTTCCCAGACGAAGCAAAGATCACAGACGAGCAAGCCAAGCAATTGACAGACTTGCTGTTGAAAGCATATGGTCAGCGCATGAATGTAATTGTTCACTGTCATGCTGGCGTTTGCCGTAGTGGTGCAGTTTGTGAGCTTGGTGTGATGTTGGGCTTCAAGGACACTGAGTCTTTCCGTAGTCCCAACTTGTTGGTCAAGCATAAGATGATGAAGGCTTTGGGTTGGACATACGACGAAAACGAAAAACACACCATCAATGGTGAAACAACAGATTGGGGCTTTGTAATTCCCAAAGCCCGTGAAGGAGATATATAATGCCAGCAACATTTTTAGTTAGCGACACTCACTTTGGTCATGCCGGCGTTTGCCGCTTTACTGAAGCCGATGGTGTAACAAAGATCCGCCCCTGGGACGATCCTGCGGAAATGGACGAAGAAATGATCCGTCGATGGAACGATCGTGTTCGCCCCAACGACAAGGTTTATCACTTGGGTGACGTGGTAATTAACCGTAAGGCTTTACCAACGTTGGCTCGCTTAAACGGCGACAAGGTGTTAATCCGCGGCAACCATGACATCTTCCGTGATGACGAGTATAGAACTTACTTCCGTGAGTTACGAGCATATCATGTATTAAACGGAATGATCTTGAGTCATATCCCTGTGCATGAAGCCAGCTTGGGCCGTTTTGGTGTTAACATTCACGGACACTTACACACCAGTCGTGTTAAACGGGCACGTGGTGTTGATGCCCGGACCGGCACTGTGTTATACAGTGACGAGAATGATGTGCGTTACCACTGCGTGTGCGTGGAACAAACTGATTTTGCACCTATCTTGTTGGAAGACGTTTACAAGCGTATTCAAGCAGAAGGTGGTGAAATTGGCTTTAAAAACGGCAACGGTCCTGCAATGTAAGGTGGCGTTGCACCTTGGTCACTGTTTTACATACTGAAGTATCTGACGGGTGAAGTGAGGCGCTAGACGTCGAGCGGCAAGAACCAAATGCTTGCACCGGATTCGTAACCGGTAATACTTGAGTATTACTTTTTAAAACCCTACTGCGTGTAGGGTTTTTCTTTGACTGTAAAATCGCTTTTTGCTACAATAGAAGCACTTAGACAGTAAAGGAACTGCAAATGAGCAAGATGAGTGAATTGTCAATTTTGATCCAAGAGCGCCTCGAGCGTGGCGAGGAACCAGTTGATATTGCGTATGCACTTGATATCCCAATTAGTTGGATCTTTGAAGAGCAAGAACAGTTGCAAGAAAGCAACAGTCCATTTGCAACAATCAACAGTTAAGAGTTGACCAATAAATCAACTTTTGCTACAATAGAGTTTCAGTAGTTAATTTTTTAAACAGAAAGGCACAGCCCATGTCAGATAGTCGCACAGTCACAGCCCTCCAGGCTCGTAAATCCCTGCTCGAAGCGTTCCGCGTCAAGCGCCCATTGTTCTTGTGGGGTCCTCCCGGTATCGGCAAGTCCGAGCTGGTTGAAGGCATTACCAAAGAACTCGGCGGCTTGATGATTGACTTGCGCTTGGGTCAAATGGAACCCACAGACATTCGTGGTATTCCGTTCTATAACAAAGAAAAGAACATCATGGAATATGCGCCTCCTGGTGACTTGCCGGACGCAGAAACTGCGGCACAATACCCTGTTGTGGTGTTGTTCTTGGATGAAATGAACTCTGCGCCTGCTTCGGTGCAATCTGCGGCTTATCAGTTGATCTTGAACCGTCGTGTTGGCAAGTATGTGTTGCCAGACAACGTGGTTATGGTTGCCGCAGGTAACCGTGAGTCGGACAAAGGTGTTACATACCGCATGCCAACTCCCCTGGCAAACCGCTTCATCCACCAAGAGATGAAAGTGGACTTTGCTAGCTGGCAAGAGTGGGCTGTGAACAACAACATCCACAAGGACGTGGTTGGTTACTTGAGTTTTGCCAAGCAAGACTTGTATGACTTTGATGCCAAGAGCGCCAGCCGTGCTTTTGCTACACCACGTTCGTGGAGCTTTGTGAGCCAGCTGTTGAACGACGGCGTGGACGACGAAACCATGACTAACTTGGTTGCTGGCACTGTAGGCGAAGGTTTGGCAGTTAAGTTTATGGCGCACCGCAAGATTGCAGGTCGCATGCCCAAGCCTGAAGATATCTTGGCAGGCAAGGTCACTGACTTGAATGTCAAAGAAGTGAGTGCAATGTATTCGTTAGTGATTTCCATGTGCTACGAACTCAAAGGCGCCGTGGAAAAGAAGATGGACTCCAAAGAGTTCCACAACATGGCAGATAACTTCTTCAGCTACATGATGAAGAACTTTGAAACTGAGTTGGTTGTGATGGGTGCTCGTATTGCACTTACCACATACAACTTGCCGTTCCAACCTACCAAGTTGAAGAACTTCGATCAGTTCCACGACAAATACGGCAAATACATTTTGCAGGCTTCGGCCTAAGTTAAGAGGTTGTGGGGGCTAGGCTGTGGCCCTCACAGCCTTTTTTTATGATCTCAATATGAAATACAAAATAACAAAGATGGATGGCAGGTATTCTACTTACGGATACCAATATCTCATTGAGTTTTCTAGAACCACAACCGTTGGCACTGGTGTGCTGGACTTTGATCGCGGTCGACGTTGGTTCAACGAACACTTTGGCTGGAGTCAAGACGTAGAGACTCGCAATCAAATGAAAGAAAACAAGAGATACAACCAAGATGCATATCAAGACAACGACATCAACCCTGTCTGGGCTTATGCTGTGAAGTATGGCGACTACCGCATCTATGTCGATGGTGATAAAACACTGAGTTGGTTTGTATTAAATCATCCAGCATCATGAGTCGTAATTTATATCTGCCTTATCGAGCCACAAATCCTAGAAGTGTGCGCGGGGCCAAGAAGAAAGGATGGACGGTGATTCAAGTCAATCCCAACTATGTGGAGCGAGCAAGTTGGCTGGGACTAAACATTTGGGCAGAACGCAGTTTGTCAGGTTATTGGGTATGCAGTTTTCAGCAACGACAATTTGCGTTTGAAAAAGCATCAGATGCAATGATGTTTCAATTAAAGTGGGGTTGATTTTGGCAGGGAAGAACGCAAGAATAACTTTGCTATACAGCGACGAAAATAGAAACAGCCCGTGGTCTTTGATAAATCAAACCGATATAGTGGATCAAGCACTGGACTTTGCTAGACAAGAGTTTGGTGCTAGTGGCACACAAGCAGGCCGGCGTTGGTTCTATCGCATTAGAGATGAGATTTATTGGGTAAAGTTTGATCAAACTGTCTCAGGCTGGCGAAACGTAACTAGAGTTAGATATTGGTGCGACATTTACTTTAGAGACCCCAAGGATGCAACATGGTTTCAACTCAAAAAAGATTTATCATTGCAGACAGCATAGTGGCCGAGTCCCTGGGATTACCAGGTATTGTAGTGTTATCGAGCATTGATTTTTGGACTGACAACTACGAAGATCTAATAGCCTGGTGCGCCAACAACAACGCAGACGTGCAAGGTATGACAGTGAACATACACGATGAAAAAACATTGACAGCATTTTGTTTGAGGTGGAGTTAATGGAACTGTTCTACAGTGGCGGAGGCCGCGGTAACCCGGACTTTAGATACAAGGTGCGGCTGCGGCGTGATGCATGTGAGGGTGCATATGAATGGTGCGAAGCGTATCCTGTAACTGGCACAGGATACTTTCAACGTTGGTATTTAGATACACGGGAATACGACAAAGGCTATATTACATATCAGTTTGAGTGGGAGGAGCCTGCTATTATGTTTGCATTAAAATTTGGATCAGCATGATTACATACACTTACCCTTGGCCTGAACAGCCAACTTTTCGAGTACCAAAATTACATAGAGTAAACTACAATCCCAAATACAACTGGGGCGAAGTGCATTACTGGTGTAAAGAGAATTGTCGTGCGCCATCTTACATGGCCATGGCCTGGTCTGGCACATTTGTAGAGTTTGAAGACGACGAAGACGCTACCTTGTTTTCGTTAAAATTCTCATGAAACTTGAACTAGATGAAGGCCGTGT